TTACCTCTGGAATTAATGATGCTAATGGTCAGATTGACACAATGTCAACTAAACTTAAAGGCATTGCTGGTGCTGCAGGAGTTGCTGCTTCTGGATTTCTTGCAACAAAAGGCTTAACATTTCTTAAACAAGGTATTGATGAGGCTAGAGAAGCCGAAGAAACAATGCGAGCAGCCACCACAACATTTGGTGAAGGCTCTGCAGCATTAAAGAAGATTACTGAAGATGCTGACAAGTTTGCCAAAGTACTTGTAGTTGATAATGATGAATTAATTGCTTTAGCAACACAGTTAGGCTCAAGACTGCCAGCAGATATACAAGCATCATCTGTTGAACTTGTTAAAGTATTTAAAGATGTAGAAGCATTTACTGGTGGTGCCGTAACTGCAGAAGGTGCAGGAAATAAACTTGCTAAAGCATTTGCTGATGGCAAATTAAAAGCAGGAGAATTATCCAAGATATTTCCTGGTCTTGAACAAGCAACATATGACCAAGCAGAAGCATTATCAAAGGCTGGAGATAATCAAGGTGCACTTAACATATTGGTTAATGATGGTCAAAAGGTTTATGATGATGCTGCTTCCAAAAATGTTACTTCATCTCAAAAATTTAACAAAGCATTAGCAGATTTAAAAGAACAAATTGGTGGTCCAGTTCTACAAATTGTTAATAAACTAGTTGATGGCCTTACATTACTTTTAAGCGCATTTAGTAGTTTGCCAGGACCAGTTCAAAATATTATAATTGTATTAGGCTTACTTCTTGTTACTGGTGCATTAACACTAACATTCTTAGCAAGCATGAAAGCATCATTGGTTACACTTGGAATAACAAGTGGAACAACTGCTGGAGGAATTGGACTTACAACAATAGCAACTAATGCATTAAATCTAGCATTAAAGGCATTGCCAATACTTGCAATTATTGCATTAATTGTATTGCTTGTACAGAACTGGGATTCAGTTACAGAAGCAGTTGATAAAGTTTGGGAAAAGATTAAAGATGTAGTTCCAAAGGCCTGGAACACAGTTATGCAATTCAAAGACAAGGTTGTTGGATTTGTTGGAGATATTATTGAGGCATACCTTTCAATTCCTGGCAGAATGCTTGAAGTTGGTAAAGATATTGTTATGGGTCTTTGGAATGGTATGCAATCAATGGCAGGATGGCTAAAAACAAGAGTGTTTGATTTCTTTGGTAATTTAGTTCCATCATGGGCAAAGAAAATGCTTGGAATTAATTCTCCATCAACGGTCTTTGCTGCTTTTGGTAAAAATATTGTTCAGGGACTTGCACAGGGTATTAACTCTGCAGAAAATATTGCAAAGACTGCAACTCTTAGTTTGGGTAATGCCACTGTCAGTGGATTATCAATGCCTTCAATTTCAAGACCTAGGGCAACATCAGGAGTTAACATTACAATTAATGCTGGTGTTGGAACTGATCCTTATGCATTAGGAAGAGCAGTAAAGGGTGCGCTAAATACTTATTCTGGAGTTTACGGCGGATGAATCTAAGAGATAAAGTAGTTATCAAATATAGAGATACAAACTATGCATGGGTTGATGCAACAGATGGTGTTTTGCAACTTGATATTACTCGTGGTATTCCACAATACTTTGGAATGTGGTCTCAATGTGAACCAGGACAATTAAGACTTCGCTCACGAAATGTTAACCTTGACCCAGCAAGAAATGCAGAAATTAATCTTTATTCTCATATTCGTGTTGAGGTTGAAGGAGAGCCAGTATTTACTGGAAAGATTTTTAATACAAGTACAGAGTATGTTCCAAGAGAAGACTCAGTTGTAACTATTGATGCTTTTGATGAACTTGGATATTTGTCACAAATTAAATATGGAAACACATCAGTAATTCCTCATGATTACAATGGTAAAAAAATTATTAACCCAATTAACTTTGGAACCTTTATTCAGTCTGGAAAATACACTGGACCAAGACAAGCAGGCTTTACAAATGGTGAAGCCATGGCTATTTATGATGATAAAACCTATTCTAATCATTATAGTGCAAGAACGGTTAGTGGAGTACCACAAAGATATTCTGTTCTTTATTCACTTGATACTGCAAAATATCCACTTACTGGATATGAAATAGTTGGTGCAGATACTGCTTATGATGTTTATGATTCAATAACGCCACCTGCAGGAGAATCAACAGATAGCCTTTGGACTTTACCAGATTGGGATGCAGTTGTTGTTTCAAATCCAAATAACGCAGCCAGTAAATGTTACGGCTCTAGTTCTCCTTTTCCATTAACTACAAGTAATGTTACAACTGTAAATCATATTCAAATTTCTGAAATTGGAAGCACAGATACTAAAGATGGAATTAAAACTAGTTTTCCAACAACAGGTAACGAAAAGATGGGGTCTAGGTCATCTGTTGAACATGTAGACCATCCACTTTATGGAACTTATGGATTTTGGTTAGCAAACTACGGAAAATCAACTACATCATTGGTTGAACCTGCAGACTGGGCAGCACTATATTCAACTGACGATGACAATGCTTATACTTTATGGTTAAAATGTGAACAATCTGAAGCGGGATTTGGATATGTAGATGCATATAATAGATTTAGACATTACAATAGAACAGTAATTGATAATGATGTTTGGGCACCAAAAGTTACATTTGCTAGTGATGGAACTGGAGTTTCATACAACAGTATCAATGTAACAAACGGTTGGGAATCAGTTGTTAAGGGTGTTCGTATTGATAATTTATGGAGCAGCAATGTAACAAGTGTATATAACCTTAGAGACTGGGAAGATGGCAAAACAGATGATTCAACATACATCAAGGCTTCTGCATTAAATAGAGATGGTACATCAGCATTAAATTATTTAAATGAATCTCAAGCAACAAGTGCTATTAAAAATTATGACTGGTTAAATTACAGTACTGCAGAAGTTAAATATTCTTGGGACCAATATGCAAAAGTAAATGCTGGTGGTTTTAATTATATTTATGACACTAATACAAGAGACTGGGATGTTGAAAATCTTTCATCAACTTCATATTTTCAAGGTGAACAAACTGTTAACGGAACAAATCAATTAACTTTAAATACAAATTATGCATGGAATACTAATTGTGAAGCAGGCGGATATGTTCGTGACAGAAATAACAATAGAACAGATTTTACTAACGAAACATTTTTAGTACAAACAAACAATGTTTTTGATAGACAAGCAGAACTTGCAACAGAAATCTTAGCAAATTATTCAACACCTCAAACAGATATTCGTTCTATTTCTTTTTCAGTTCATGAACAAGATCTTGCAGATATCAAGACATTAGATATTTTTGACAGAATTACAATTGACCACAATGAATCAGGACTAGTAATCAACAAAGATTATGCAATTATGGGTATTACCCATACAATTACACCCAACTCTTGGGATGTAACCTACCAACTTTGGAACCAAGAAGGTAGGCCATAAGTTTCTGGCTGCCTCCAGAAAAAGCAAGACCCTCCTACGATGTCTGATAACTAATAGGAGGGTTTTGTTAATACCATTTCTTTAATTTTTGATGCGACAGGGCTTTGCAAACGCTTCCAGAATATCTATGTTTAATATATTTATCAAACCTAGTAAATTGTTGATTTATCGACATTTTGTTTTTAATATTCATAATTTGAAATAGCCCATAGGCTCCAGAAGATGAGTTTCTAGAATGTATATTAAAATTTGATTCTGCTTTGACCAAATTCATAGTGCAATTGATTTCTTGTTGTGAATAACCTGCATTTGAAAGCAACAGAGTTAAGGCAACAATTACCTCAATCAAGGATTACTCCTCTGTTACTGGTTGCACCTCTTGTGGTAGTTCCACAAAAACCTCAACAGGCTCTTTCTTACTTACTTTAGCCTTTGGCTTCTTTGTGTCAAAATCCCAATCTTTAACAGGGATTAAATTGCCTTGATAGTATACATTTTTCATTTGCGTCTCCTTTGGATGAGAATATCATAGATAGCATCTACTCTTTCCTCAACTCTGGTTAGTCGTTCTGAATTGACCTCTACCTTGTCCTTTATACTTGAGCCACCATTTGGCTTAAGTTCACTGAGAAACTTAGTAATCATCCATTTAGTGAAACCAAAAAAGGCTCCAAGGACGCTTACCACGCCAGCGAAAATGGCAGCAACAATTTCAGGATTAGTCAACATACATCAAGTATACAATTAAGGTAGACTTACTTTGGAGGAAATCAATGGAAACCCTTAATTTACAGCCACCAACAATGGAATGGCGTGTGTATCGCAATGACAATGCCACAATGACATTGGTATTGGTAGACAGCAATGGTGCTGCATTAGATTTAACTGGCTGGTCATTTACTGGTGTGGTTAGAGAATATCCAAAAGATGCAGCAGAATTGTCCCAATTATCAATTGTAAAGGTTGACAATGTTCTTACCGTTGGACTAGACACATCAGACCTAACCTTAATTGCTTATTTTGATATTGAAGGATCATACAATGCAGGTGCTAAGATTTCCACAGTAATTAGAGGACAAATATTTGTTGAAGAGGATGTAACACGATGACTATTGAAACATTATCAACTGGCACAGTAAAAATTGTTAGTGCTGATGAGATTGAAGTAATTGCTGCAGGATTACAAATAGCAGTCGGACCACAAGGGCCTGCTGGTCCAACAGGGCCACAAGGTGCAACTGGTGCAACTGGCCCAACTGGAGCAACAGGTGCGACTGGAGCACAAGGTCCTCAAGGAATTCAAGGAATTCAGGGATTGCAAGGGATTCAAGGAATCCAAGGAGAAATTGGACCTACTGGTGCCACTGGAGAACAAGGAATTCAAGGTATTCAAGGAATCCAGGGTATCCAAGGAGAAAAAGGCGATACTGGAGAAACTGGTGCTACAGGGGCTACTGGTCCTGCAGGTGCTAATGGTGAATCATCATCATTCTTTGATTACAATGCAAAAACAACTATAACAACTGGTAATCCTACAACAGGACATTTGCTTTGGAATAACTCAACACAGATAAATGCAACTGCATTAAATATAAATCATATTGATAGAGATGGTGTTGATGTTAATTTATTCTTGCATTCATTTGATATTGGAGATTTTATTGTTTTACAAGATTTTAATACTTCTACAAATTTTCAAAGATGGGAAGTAACTGGTCCAACAACAGAACAAACTGGTTACGACACAATTCCAGTAACAATTGATACTCATGGTGGAACTGGCAGTACTAACTTTAGCAACAATCAACATTTAATATTTGTAAGTATTCGTACAGGTGCTGTTGGTCCTCAAGGACCACAAGGAATTCCTGGTTTTGCATGGGACCCAACAAGAACAGGTGCAAACCAATATTTAGTTGGAGACATTGTAAACTATCTTGGAAATTACTACATTTGTATTGCAAACAATGATGCATTGCTTCCACCTGATTCATTAGGTGTTTATTGGAATGCTTACTCATTTGTTGGTCCTCAAGGAATTCAAGGCGAACAAGGAATCCAAGGAGATCAGGGAATTCAAGGAGAACAAGGAATTCAAGGCGAACAAGGAATTCAAGGACTTCAGGGAAATCAGGGCGAACAAGGAATCCAGGGAATCCAGGGAATCCAAGGTATACAGGGAATTCAAGGAGATCAGAATGTTTATGTTCAATCAACTGCTCCTACAAGCCCATCTGTAGGATGGATTTGGGTACAGGTATAAAATGGCATATGCAGACCTATTTGCAGATGCTGACCTATATATTCCATTTAACAATAGTGCAACAGCATCAATAAACACTGGAACAGTTGTTTCTACAACTGGAAATACTGCCAGAACATATTCTATTGACGCACCCGCAAATTTGGGTACAACATATTCTTTAAATTGTGTACCTCAAAATTCTGGTAGTACATTGACTCAAGATGTTGACACTTATACTCTTCCAAACAGTACAACAGGAAAACAAAAGTTTTCAATTTCTTTTTGGTTTAAATATGCAACTAGTAATGGATTAACTTCATTAACTCTTCAAGACAATTTTCATTCAGGTTTTATTACTTTTGATGGAACAAACATTGGAGTTAGTTCTCTCGATTATAATAATCTAACCCTTATTGGAACATTTGGTGGTCCAATATCAATTAATAATTGGCATCATATTGCAATTGTTTCAGATTGGCAAGATACAACAACAACAAATAATGCATCTCAGTTAACCGTATACATTGATGGAAATGAAGTAGTAGGGTTTACAAATGATAATGCAGAATTTGCTGCAGTTGATAACACTTATACAGCATTAAAGTATTTAATTAATTACAATGCTGGGGCAACAGGAATGACTGCACAAATTGCTCATTATGGTGTTTGGAATAATAAAGTTTTAACAAATTCTGAAGTTAAAGACCTTGCCTTGTATTCACAAATAAAAGAAAACTTTTCTCAAGCAGTTTTAACTGATGAATTAAATCCAGTTACATATGCTACTTGTGAAAAAATTATAGGACGCAGTTGGGCTACAGATTCAATGGCAAGCATTAATTTTAATACTGGTTCAACTTTTACTTCTGGTTTATTTGGAAATGCTTTTGTTGCTGATTCAACTCATTATGCAACTGTTGATTTTCCAACAACTACTAGTGCTCAATCACCATTTGGCAGATCTTTTAGTTTCTGGATTAAGTTAAGTACACTTAATGCAATTAAATCAGTTTTTATGAAAAAGAACTCTTCACAACATAGATATCAAGTTAGAATTGGAGCAGAAAATACTCCATATGTTCTTTTAGTTGCATCAAATGGCAGTGTAGGGTTTTATGGAGACACATCAGCAGGTGCTGCTTTAACAACTGGTCAGTGGTATCACATTACCTTTACTTTTGGTGGTAGTGATGCTGCAGGTGGTCAAAGTGGAGGATATCAAAGAACTTATGTAAACGGTGTTCAAACACACGAGATGCTTCTTTCTTTTAATAATCAGCCATCAACACTATGCAATGAAGATGTTGGTTATTTAAATAGAAGAAGTACTGCTGGTGGTGCATTTATTCAAGATGGTGGTTATCAAATGTCTGATTTTGTTATTTTTGATTATGAGTTAAATGCTGCTCAAGCAAAACAGGTTTATAATTCAAGAAATCAAATTAAACATTGGGATGGCGATTCTTGGGATTTAGCAAATAATACTCAAGTAAGCAATGGAGCGACATGGGTAGATGGTACTTGGAAACACTGGGATGGTTTCCAGTGGCAAGAATTAAATACCTCTAATTAGCCTTCTAAGACCGTTTTAAGCCACTTTTAGACCTTTTTAATAGACAGATATAGGAATAGCCTAAATCCTTGAGTTTAAGGATAATTAAGCATCGTTCCAGCCTATATATATCAATTATAACGGAATGTTATAAACCAGATATCTCTGTATAAAATCAAGGGTATACAAATTGTTATAAGATTGTTATAAAAGAAATACCTAAAACTAAGGCATCAAGGGTAAGATTGGTGTATACTTAAATATATATAAGAAAAGAAACTATCTTTAAAGGGTTTATATCTAATATCTTATATATTATATATATACAGAATAGCAGAATTAGATAGTTGACAACACAAAGTGAGTTCTGCTATAATAGATACATGGAAACTAGAACATGTACTAAATGTCAAGAAACCAAGACACTTGACCAATTTCACAAAGACTATACCAAGCAGATGAAAGACGGTATAGATTATTACTGCAAGTATTGCAGATCAGGAGCAAGCATCAAGTCTCACAGAGGTGGCAACAAAAAGCCTTGCTCAGTAGAAGGCTGTGAAAAATCACATTATGCCAAGACTTATTGCCGTATGCATTATGGGCGAATGGATAGAAACGGTACTCTTGAAACTAAGATTAAGCCAAGAAAAGATGGAATTTATTACTACAAGGGCAAAGCAGTCCATACAAGAGACTATCAATTGATGTATAAATACAAGATTAGCCTTGATGAGTTTAACGCAAGGTCTATCAATGGCTGTGAACTTTGTGGGGATAATCCAGAAAGAAGCCTACATGTAGACCATGACCATAAGTGCTGTGATGGACTAATAACCTGTGGCAATTGTGTTAGAGGCATTGTATGCAATAAATGCAATAAGGCTATAGACAAGTATGAGTCAGGCTTAATGAGACCAGATTATCCTGATTTGGATAAAGTTGCACAATATGTACATTCCTACAATGTCAAAAGATACGATAATACCAATAAGCACAATGCAATTATTGCTGATAACTTAGAAGAGTTTATGGCTAAGTTAGATGGAGGCAAAAATGGCTAAAAAAGGCAGACCAGCAAAGCCTGAAGAAGAAAACGGTATACATAAGAAGTCCTATTACACAATATCTCCTGATAGACAGAACAAAGCAATCAATCAAGTAAGAGAGAATAGGCTTATCAAGGGTTATGAAAAGATATACAAATTAGCCTATGATGAAGAACTATCACCATCTTATAAGGAAAGACTCAAGGAAGAGTTTAGGGACGAAGGACTCCTGCTATAATTAGATGTGACTAGAGAGCCTAAATACGGATATTCCAATACTCCCTTCTATTACTTAGGGAAGTATAGGACTACTCAACGACCTAGGCCTTGTGTCAGATGTAGGCAAAATGCTTATTACTATCATGATGACTGGGATTGGGTATGTGCAGCACACCTACTAGACCTAGTCAATATAGGTGGCTTAGCATTCTCATGGGAGGACTACCCAGAAGTATGGCAAAGGACAGAGAGACTACTCCAGAGGGAGCCACTATCGTCTGGTACTGTGAAGAATGCGGATGTGGATATGACCAATGCTGCCCTATGGGAAGAGCCATTGGATGGATACAATCATGAGTAATCCCTATAGTTCGGCGGAATATAAAAGAAACCGTAAGACTATCCTAGATGCTAGTAATAACACATGCCATTACTGTAATGGACCTGCTAATACTGCTGATCATATAATCCCTGTGTCTCATGGGGGAGGGCATGGAATAGAGAACCTATTACCAGCATGTGGAAGATGTAACAGTAGTAGACAGGATAAGACACTTATGAGGCTAAGGTATTGGAATAAGAAGTATGTTTGATATCAGAGATATAAGGTTTGAGCATACTATAAGTGAAAGGCCTTTAGCGCCTTATCAATTAATCGATTTGTCGACAAATAGCCAAACCTTCCCTTTCCCAAACATGGGGAATTCCCCTTATCATGCAAACAATGGTTTGTCAAGTATCCCCAATTTGGCAGGGGACAGAGAAGATACCTTTGATACCAAACACTCTATATACAAACACTATATCTCTGATATGCCAGATATGGGGATATGTGGATATAAAGGTTTGGCAGATATGAAGGTTTGAAATAAATAATTGTTTGGGTTTTTTTATTTGGGCCGTGGGAACCCTGTAAGAGTATCCATAAAATATAAATTCAATAAATAGTAAAAAGGAGAAAACAAATGGCAGTAACAGGATTTAAACAAGGACCTAAAGGTCTAAGAGAGGTATCAGCAGTAAATCCTCCTCTCAATCTTGATCAGACAGTAGAAGAAGCAGTACGCCTATCTATATCTAAGGCTACATGGTTAGAAGAAGCAGATTTGGGAGCAGCCCAACAAGCAGTTATGCTTGCTTCAACTATGGATGAATATCCTCAGCATAGACATAAGATTGCTCCTATTCTGATTGGCCTATTATCAAACCTAGGCTTACTCAATAATAGAAAGGCAGCAGAGATGTCTCCTCAAGATATGCTTGCTGCTATTGCTAATGGCTGATTGGCTTCCAACTCACTATACACAGCCTATTGTGGATAACTTCCCCAGTGATGGTGATAAAATCATTAATATTGTTCAGGCTCTATGGAGACTTCCTGAAAAAAATGATGAGTTATTGACATTAACTGATTGGCAGAAATGGTTAATAAGGGCAGTCTTAGAACGCTATCCAGATGACTATGATGACCCTTCTAAGGCTGGTAGGCTGCGTTATAAGCAGGTAGTGATATCTATGCCTAGAAAGAATGGAAAGAGCCTTATAGGTGCCTTATTTGCCCTGTATGGGATGCTTCTGCATGAGCCTGCTCCTGAAGTTATCTCTGTTGCTGCGTCTGCAGATCAGGCTAAAATTGTCTACCGTCGCCTAAAACACCAGGTAGATTCATCTGAATTACTAGGACATTTCTTTACAAGAAGTACGGAACATAGAGGACTTTATACAAAAGATGAGCAAGGTATCTATAAGGTTGTAGCAGCAAACGCTGCAACTGTTCAAGGCTTGCATCCTTCTCTTGTTGTTTTCGACGAACTCCATGTTGCCAAAGAAGATGTTTGGACAGCAATGGCTTTAGGTTCTGCTACCCGTCAGGATGGCTTGACCATTGGTATCACAACTGCAGGAGATGATACTTCCGACTTGCTTAAAAACCTTTATGACCGTGGAGCAAGAGCAGTAGAAGGTCAAGAAGACTTAGAAAGATTTGGATTCTTCTGTTGGGAAGCACCAAAGGGTTGTGCATTAGATGATGAAATGTCAATTCGTATGGCTAACCCACAATTGGCTAGTGGCATCCTATCTTGGGAAGCAGTCAAGAATGAATTGGCTACTATGCCTGAGCCTGATGCTAGACGCTATAGATTAAATCAGTTTGTCTCATCAATGAATGCTTGGATACCTGTAGGTGCCTGGGTAAATCTAGAAAACGGTAGACCAAATACTCCACAGGTGTTTGCTATTGAGCGTACTCCTGGATGGGAATTCTGTTCTATAGTTACAGCAGAGGTTCAAGAAAATGGAAACACTGCTACTGAATTGGTTGCATCATTTAATAATACTAATTTAGATGAGGTCATTGCTGCTTGTATTAAACTTGCTAAGTATGGCAAGCCATTCATAATGGATTCAGCAACTATGTCTGATCTGGGACTAGCACTAAAACAAAAAGGTTTGAGAGTACAGATGACTTCAATAAAAGATTTAATCCATGCCTCAAACAACGCATATAGTAGAATAATCAAGAAGGAACTTATTCATCCTAAAGATGACATAGTTTCTATGCAAATGCAGCGAGCAGTGCGTAAAAATAGCGGAGAATCCTGGAGGATTGCCCGTAAAGATAGCGGAACTGAAATTGATGCAGCAATAGCAACAGTATTGGCTATCTGGTTTGTGGAAACACAAGTCAAACCACAACAGATGGTCTTTTAAAGGAGACATAATGGCATTTAGAGATAGACTAATCAGCAGACTTGGTTATGAAGTAGAACCAATGTTTGTTCCTGACACAGAGAATCGTGGAGTAGCAAACACTGCACCAGCAAGAGTAGAGATTGGTGTAACGCCAACCACTGCGCTTAGTCTTGTTGCTGTGTCTCGTGCCACATCAGTATTAGAAACTGCAGTAATGCAAATACCTGTTAATGTTTACAGAGGCAACACACAACTTCCAACACCACTTTGGTTAGAAACACCAGACCTTGAAAATCAAATATCTCAAGCAGAGTGGCTTGGCACAACATTAATTCACATGGCAGTTTACGGAAATGCTTTTTGGCATATTCGCAGAGGACCAAGAGGAATTGTAAACATTACAAATCTACATCCAACAGATGTTAGTGTTGCAGTAGATGGCGATGGAAAAATTTATTACACATACTTCTCAAAGCGATATGATGCAAGAGACATTAAGCATCTTAAGTTGTGGCACAACCCAAGTTCAACATCACTGCTTGGTGAAGGACCAATTCAACGCCACAGATCAGTTCTGCGTTCAGCACTTGACTTGCATAATTATGCAGACAATTGGTTTAGAACAGCAGCAGTACCAACAGGTACATTAACAACATCAGAATTTCTTTCTGCAGATGTAGCAAAACAAAACAAAGAAGCATTTGTTGCATCTCAGCAAGAAAGAAGTATTGCCGTTCTTTCATCTGGACTTAAGTATGATTCAATCGCACTAAGTCCTGAGCAAGCACAGTTCCTAGAAAACCAAAAGTTCATAACACGCCAAATCGCAATGATGTTTGGTGTGCCAACAATGTATCTTGGAATGGGAATTGAAGGACAAGGAATGACCTATGTCAACGGTAATGAAGACAGAGCAAAGTTATTTGAAGATGGATTGCAGCAATATATTGTTCGCATCCAACAAGCAATCACTGATCTTCTTCCAAGAGGACAGTACGCTGAGTTTAATCTTACAGAGTTCCTTCGCCCCAATGTAAAAACAAGATACGAGTCTTATGCAATTGGACTCACAAATAATTTCTTGACAGTTCCAGAAGTCCGTGAGATGGAAGGTATGTCAGAAATAACACAAGAACAGGTTCCAGTTGATATTCAGGATAACCCTGATAACAGTCAACCTGTAGTCTAAAATGGAGTAATGAATATGAATGAAATGATTACCCGCAGTTTTGAGATAAGAGCAACAGACGCAGAACTTCGCACAGTTGAAGGTCTGGCTGTTCCTTATAACGACACAATTGATATTGGTGGAGGATGGTCAGAGCGTTTTGAAAAAGGCGCAATTGACTTGAATGCCAATGTTAAACTCTTTCGTGACCATGAAGACATCATTGGTGTCGTCACAGAAATGACAGAATCTGATGAAGGCCTTATGATTAAGGCAAAGATTTCAGAAACAGTTTTAGGAAATGAAACACTTAACTTAGTTAAGGATGGAGCAATCCGTTCTTTCTCAGTAGGTTTTATTCCTGTAACAGATGAAAAGAAAGACAAAACAATAATTCGTAAGAAGGTAAATCTTAAGGAAGTATCCTTAGTAGCATTTCCCGCATACGAGAAGGCTGAAGTACTTTCAGTCAGAGAAGAAACCAATCAGGAGGAAATATCCATGGAAAACACAACACCTGATTACACTTCAGCAATTGAAGAAGTTCGTAATCACGCAGAGGAGTTGGAGCGTCGTCTAGATGTTATTACATCAGAAAAGACACCTTCAGTCTCAGCACCACAATTCCGTTCATACGGAGAATATGTAAAGGCAGTAGCATCAGGAGATGTTGATGCTCACCGTACATTTACAGGAGCAGATTCAGCAGACACAATTATGAAGAACGCTTGGGTTTCAGATACAGTTCGTATCCTAAACGCAGGTCGTCCTACATACTCAGTATTCTCATCTGGAGCACTACCACCAGACGGAATGAATGTTGAATACCCAAAAATTAATACCAACACAATTGATGTTGCAAATCAGGCTGCAGAAGGAGACACACTTGCTTATGGTAAGTTGACTCTTACTTCAGCAACAGCACCAATCAAGACATACGGTGGTTACACAGATATGTCACGCCAGGTTGTAGAGCGTTCATCAATCAACTATGTTGACACAGCATTCCGTGCAATGGTTGCTAAGTATGCATCAGTTACAAACGCAGCAATGCGTCAGCAGTTAATTACAGATGCTGCACTATTTAATCAGTCAGCACTTGGTGCTTGGACTGCTGCAGAAATCATTGATTCTCTTGCAGAAGCAGCAGTAAAGGTTAACGGAGATACAGGACTTCCACTAGAGTTCATCCTTGTCTCATCAGATGTATTCCGTTTGATGGCTAAGACAGTTGACACAATGGACCGTCCAATTCTTTCAAACACTGGTGCAACAGTTAACACTTATGGAAACATCAACCCAGTTGGTCTAACAGGAAATGTTCTTGGTCTACCAATCGTAGTTGACCCATCACTTGCTAACCTTTCATTCTACGCAGGTAACTCAGCAGCAATCACAACTTACGAATCTGCTGGTGCACCTTTCCGTTTGAACAACGAAGAAATCACAAATCTTACAAACTCATTCTCAGTTTACGGATACCTAGGTATTGCAGTAACTGATCCAAAGGCACTTTGCAAGATTGCATAATTAATTAATAGGAGACTAAAATGGACTGGACTGACCTCAAGGCTTATGTAGGTGCTTCATCTAACGATGATGCTTATGTAGAAGAATGCTGGGATACATCAAAGGATTTGGTTGCAAGTTATATTGCATCTACCAAAGTTCCTGTTGGTGTGTTAAAGCGTTGCTACCTTGAGGTTGGTTCAGAACTATTTAATCGTCGTAACGCACCAATGGGTGTGGCTCAATATGCAACATATGATGGTGCGCCATTAAATACTGCAAGAGACCCACTTGTTGGTGTGTATCCTTTACTTAATAGATACATGGTGAGATTCGGATGAATTTAGCAGGAGTTAGAGCAGAACTAGAAAGTGCCATCATTCTTGGTGGTGTCTCAAAGGTTTACAAGTTTGTACCAGCAAGACCTAATCCACTTTGTGCGATTATGGAACCTGACACTGAGTTCATTACTGTTTATGAAAATCAATACGATGCAGACTATGCATCTAATTGGAAAGTACTTATCTTAGTACCGTATGCAACTAATGAAACAGAAACAGAAAATCTTGATGACACACTTGATACTCTTATCCCTGCAATTTGGGAATACACCGCAGCAACAACATTAACCGTAGACAAACCATTTATCCAAGAGGTAAACGGATCTAGGTTTTTAGCAACAAACATAAATATTTCAATAGACATTGAAGGAGGAAATTGATATGGCAAGAATTAGAGGAAAATCAATCGTCTTCTCAGTTGAAGGAACAGACTACGCAGGCTCAGTGAGCAATGTTACATTCTCATCTGCAGTAGGAACACTTGGTTTCGGAAACTACGAAGATTCACTTGATTTCACATGCGCTGTAACTGGATTCCAGGACACAGCAGCAGCATCATTACATACTTACCTTTGGGAAAACCCAGGCGCAGTAGTAGATATCGTATTCTCACCACACGGAAACGGTTCACCATCAGCATCACAGCCATTGTTTGAAGCAAGAGGCTACGCTGAGACAATTCCTGATCTAGGCGGAGCAGCAGGCGAATACTTTGTATACGACCTTAACTTTATCCTAGAAGGAAAGCCAGTTCGTAGAGAATCTTAATAAGTCGTCATGGCAGAGGCAAATATATCTATCCAAGGTGTTAAGGAAGTCACAGACTCTCTTGATAAATTGGCTAGAGATTTAAAGTCAAACATAGAACTTAATAAAGAACTAAGTACGACTTTATCTCAAAAAGCCTCTGCTATGGCACCTAAATTAACTGGTGCACTTGCTTCATCTGTTCAGGGTAATCCCTCAGCAGAAAAAGCACAAATATTAGCGGGAAGTGCAGCAGTACCATATGCAGGAGTACAAGAATATGGATGGCCTGAAAGAAACATCAGACCACAACCTTATTTAAATCCAGCAGTAAAAGACAATATTGGATACATCATTGAGAAGTATAACGATAGTATACAAAAGGCAATAAAGCAATACGACTTAAACTAACAGGAGGCAGTAATGAACGATTTTGATTTAATGAACACCCTCAAGTGGAAAGAACTTGCAGAGGTTGAAGAATACTTAGACTTACCTATGGACGAATGGACTGAAAGCAAGTCCAAGTCAAAACTAGCATTTGCAATGCAATACATGATGGCAAAGCGAAACAACCCATCCCTTACAATAGGAGAAGCAGAAGAAATGTCAATCCAACAATTGACTGATCTTGCTGGAGTTGAATTTACTGTCCCAAAAGAAGTGAATCCAGCCTAAGCATAATGGCGCAGTTCTGTGTAGAAACAGGATATACGCCAAATCAGTTTTGGGACATGACGCTGGAAGAGTACGGTGCAATCGTGACAGCACTTAACAGGAGGAACAAGAATGGCTAACCAGATAACAATTGATATTGTTGCTCAAACCCAAAAACTTACCTCTGGAATTAATGATGCTAATGGTCAGATTGACACAATGTCAACTAAACTTAAAGGCATTGCTGGTGCTGCAGGAGTTGCTGCTTCTGGATTTCTTGCAACAAAAGGCTTAACATTTCTTAA